CTGGCTATGCAGAACTCTGGAATTACAACAACTTGGGATGCCGCATTGTGAATCATTGCATCGTTCGTATTGGCAAGGAAGAGGAAGGTGACTTTGAGGCAGTTTGGAGAGATGATCTCTCGCTCTATTGGGAGACATTCAAGGCTCAAGTGAAGGTTTGGTGGGCTATCAAGAAAGAGAAACCAGTTAAAGTTAAGAAGGAGAAAAAATGAGTCTTCCTAATTCTCCAGAAGCAGAGAAGGCTTTCCTAGCCTCCTGCATGGTTGATAGCCGGATCTTGAATGAGGCTTCTGACCTTATCAAACCCAAGATGTTTTTCAATCCCTCCCACAATCGAATCTTTGATGCCATCATGGATTTATGGAAGGAGGGCAAGGACATTGACCTCATCACTCTCACTGACCACATGGATGGAACCGGCACATTGGAACTCTCCGGTGGCGCTGCCTACGTCAGCGAAATCTTCCTTTCTCTTCCCACTTCATCCAACTGGAGAGAATACCTATCCATCATCAAAGAAAAGCATTCTGCTCGTCTCTACATTCAAGTGGCTGAAAGGATCATAGCATCTGCCAAAGATCCTGTTCACAACCCGGATCTATCCGAGGAAGTTCAGAAAGCCCTTGTCATGGTCGCGGCTGAAGCTGAAACGGCTTCCTCCATTCAGTCCATCAAGGAGATTGCCATCAATCGAGTTGAGGAATACGAGGAGATGGTAAGGAACAGGGGGAAGTTGATTGGCATCACCACAGGATTTGCCCCCCTAGATGCAGTTACTGGAGGATTCCGCAAAGGACAACTCATAGTCATTGGCGCTCCTACCAAGGGAGGAAAAACTGCCCTAGCATTGAACATGGGCATGAGGGCGGCACAAGACGGTCATTCAGTGGGCATCATTTCCCTTGAAATGAGTTCTGGAGAGCTTGTGGACAGACTGATAGCTTCCATCACCAGTGCCGACATATCCAGACTATCCAAGGAAAAGGAAGTCTGCCAAACACTCATGGCTCAAATCCGCAAGGGAGTGGAGAACATTGCCGGCCTTCCCATCTACGTTAGGGATGAATCATCGTTAAATTGCTTGCAACTCCGAGCGGCTGCACGGAGGCTAGTCGCAGTTCATGGAATTCGCCTAATGATTGTAGACTATATCCAGCTCTTAGAACCAACCAACCGAACAGACTCCAGGGAGAGGCAAGTGGCGGAATGTTCTCGAACTCTCAAGAGTCTTACCAAGGAGCTTGGTATAACAATCATCGCCCTCACTCAGCTTAACGCTGATGGAGCATCCAGAGAGAGTAGAGCTATTGAGCATGACGCAGATTTGTTCTTGACAATTTCACAAGACGAGCAGCAACCACAGAATTGGTTTCTCAACATAAAACTAGCTAGGGCTTGCCCCCGGACTAGTGTGCCACTATCCTTCAGATCGGAGTATCTTCGATTTGAAGATCGGTAAACAAACAACCCAAACATATGCCAGACTACGACAACGAAAAGCGATTCGTCTTGTTTCCCAAGAAAAATCAGACCAACCCCAAAGCCCCAACTCACGAGGGAACCATCACAATTGATGGTAAGGAGTGGGAGATGAGTGCTTGGGCAAAGACGAGCAAGAATGGAAATGAATTCCTTTCTGGATCGATCAAGGAGCCATTCAAAAAGAAGAGCGAGGAGCCTCCTTTTTAATTTGCATTAGTCCTTCGTCATGATGCGTGGGGAGATCCCACGATGGCCTATCATGTTGGCTTTTGAAACAACAAGGGACATTCATTGAAAGCCCTCTCTAGGCACTCAAACTAGGGAGGGTTTTTTGCAATTAAAAATAATTTTATTTTTTTCTTGATGGCTTTCGAGATTCTGAAAGACTTCATCTATCGGCACAACGCTGATACCAACCAAAAACAAAAAATGAAAAAACAAAAAACAGAAAATCTAATAGACGTGACCCACGTTTGCAACAAACTCAAACGTGAAATGACAGAAGAGTTCGGGGAAGTGATTCAAGCATTCATTTCTAAATACACGGACAGGGAAAATCCAAATATGCCAGATCATATTCAAACTCTTATTTCTTATGACGTTTTAACAACACATGACATTGATGATACATTTGACCATGATCTTCTTTCAATAGCATGGGGGGCAGTCAGTGACGCAATCAATTCAGAAGAAACTTTTTAATCGCAATGAAAGCAACCAACCAAATATACAACAATGACAACACTAGTAATAATTACCGGGTCTATTGGAATCATGATAGCTCTTGCTATGGGGTTCTGGCAGTACGGAAAGATGGTCAGGGAACACCACTTAGATCTACTTGTGCGCTGGATGCGAGACGACAAATCAAGCTTCGATCTGTTTATGTACCAACAAGCAGTACGACTCACTAAAAAGGAAATCGCACAACAAGATCAGAACGAAAATGGAACAGGACTATAAACACATGAAGGCCGATAACGAGAACCTCATCAATCAAGTGGCAGAGCTGCGGGAAGCTCTCAAAGACATCATCAAATTTAATTGCCTTGGAAAGACCAAGAAGATTAACGACCTGGCTGAAATCGTTCTTGGATACCGCAAGAAATGAAATCCTCCACAGACATCTTGCTAGAGATTGAGCCTTTGATTAACTTGTTAATCAAGACAAGCATCCGGCACAACGACGATCAAGTTCACTTTAGTCTCACCAGAGCAAAGGAAATCTATTCGGATCTCGTGGCTCTGAAGAAGTCTAAAACTACCACGCCCCAAAAATCTTATTCATCCACAGACAAGCATCTTGACAAGATGTTTAACATCAACAACTAAACCAAATGAGCATCATCATACCAGACGAAATCAAAGAAAAGCTAGTCCCAATCACCTTTCCCCTCCGGGCGCTAGGTGACACAGTAGTAGATTCAAACGACAAAGAAGTGGCAGCAATCAGCGACAAGATTGACATTAAGCAGTCAATCAACATTGCCAAGCTGTTTGCGGCCTCCCATACCATGTTTGAGCTGGTTCGAGACTACTACGCCCTCACGATTGTCCTGGCTGTTTCCAACGACCTCCCTCATGGGACTCAGGCAGAGACAGAAGAGGAGAAGAAGGAGTGCCTTCTTTGCCGCTCAGAAGCCCTCCTATCTCGTTTGTCCTAATGAAACCGGCATACACGCACAACGGATCGGTGATGTTCATGAGGCCAACTGAGGACTCAGGAGCGAACTACTGGATCAGTAGTCAAATGAACCGGGCGATTGACAAGTTCTGGGAGCGCCGAGGGATTGACCCCAAAGCCGACAACTGGAGCTTCAACCGCAATCACCAGAGGGATTTAATCAAGAAGCCATGAGTAACGATATTGAATGGCTGGATGCAAATAAAAAAGTGCATCATTACGAACTTGATCATAAAAAAGAGTTGGAAGACATAAGAAAACAACTAGCAGAAGCAATAGATACACTAATAAAACAAAGGCTTTATATTGCTTCCATTAGAGAGCAACTTGACATCCTCAAATCTGAAGTCAAATGAGCAAGGTCCCATATTTTGATGCCGGCAAGGGAGACACTCCTCGATCCTGCAACTCAAAAGCCTATTTAGACAACTACCAGGCAATCTTCCGAAATAAGAAGCCAAAAAAGTCCAATGAAAAGCCCCCTAATAAATGCAAATAGAAGCTGCCGAAAAGCCTTCGCCTCAAGAGGCTTGGGAAACAACTAAGTACCGATTAAGCGAAAAGCGCCCGGATAAAGTGGGTTGGCTTCGCCTGGGGAACCTAAAAAAGTTCCATGAAGGGCTTTTTATCATTGAATTCTCTGCAATTGCTATGGACGATGCCAGAAAATTGTCTCATGAAATGCTCGTGCAGCTTAATCAGACGATAAATCGAGACCTGACTAGGCAAATGGGCGAGGATTGTGAAATCCTTACAGAATTCCAAGCACAATGAGTTTCATGCAATCAGTTGGTCATGCTGCAACCTTTTTCCTCCTAATTGGCTTCATGGTTTTCTGTTGGGTGATCTACAAGAAAACTCGAAAGGTAGTGAGAAGAGCGATCAAACAAAAGCGCCGGGAGC